TTTGGTGTTGCTGAAGCCGTGTATTTAGGTTGTACACCTGTACTTCCTAATAGGTTAGTGTATCCAGAGTTGTATCCAGACTTTAAACTGTTTGACAGATTCGAAGAAAGTGTTGATATGACTGTAGATGCAATTACTAACTTTAATTTTAACGGAGTCAACGTTTGTGATAGTGAACAAGTATTTGATTCCTGGTTTAGTGAGAAATAATGAATAATGAAGAAAAAACTATTTTAGTTACTGGTGGTAGTGGATTTATAGGTAGTGTAACCTGTAAATTGCTTGTTGATTCAGGCTATAATGTTATTAATATTGACAGGGTAAAAAGACAGCAAGAAGGCGTTACACAATATCCTTTTGATATAGATAATCATCAATTAAAAGGCGTAATAGAATTAACAAAACCAGATGCAGTTATTCATCTAGCGGCTGATCATAGTGTGCCTTTAAGCATTCAAGATCCTGCCTCTACTTATGCTAATAATGTGGCAAACTCAATATCACTTTTAAATCATTCTATTAATGCAGGAGTTAAGCATTTTATTTTTAGTAGTTCAAGTTCTGTTTACGGAGACTCAGAAACTATTCTTAATGCAGAAAGCGACATTCCTAATCCTAAAACACCATATGGTAGAAGTAAGTTAATTATAGAAAATGTTTTAAAAGACTATGCAGATGCTTATGAATTTAATTTTGCAAGTTTAAGATATTTTAATGCCGCAGGTAGTTATGAAGGATTAGGCTATACACTTAATCCTAAACAACATTTAGTACCTATACTAGTAAATGCTGGTTTAAATGACGAAGTTTTTACAGTAAATGGAGACGATTACGAAACACCTGATGGTACATGTATTAGAGATTACACTCATGTTTTTGATGTAGCATCTGCACATGTATCTGCTTTAAATTATTTAATGGACGGTGGCGATAGCAATATATTTAATATTGGTGGCGGATCTGGAACAAGTATTAAGCAAGTTATTGCAGAAGTAGAAAAACAATTAGAAAAAGAAATTAATGTAGAAGTTGGACCAAAAAGAGACGGAGATGCTGAAAGAACTGATGCAAATATAGTTAAAGCATTTGAGTTGTTAGGTTGGGAACCACAAAATACATTAGAGGAAATTGTTGCTGATGAAATTGCTTATCAATCTAAAAAATAAATTGACATTAGGTAAAATAATGTTATACTGTAACTATGAATAAATTATATTACTCATATAACGATATGACTTCTGATTGCAGAATAATTGCAAGGGAAATGGCTCATGATAATTATAAGCCTGATGTTGTAATAGGTCCTGGCAGAGGTGCATATCCTTTTGGTGTAATGTTAAGTCACTACTTTGAAGTTCCATTTGAAGCATTTAGATGGCAAACAAGAGACGGAAACATCGAAGATTCCGAGACTTTAAAACATATTTTGTCTAAATACATTAGTAAGAATATTTTAGTTGTAGATGATATTAATGATTCTGGTAAAACATTACATGGAATATATTCTGTAATTAAAGATTTTGATAGTAAAGAAAATAAAAATATGTTCTCTTTACATGAAGGTATTAAATTTGCTACTTTATTTGATAAAGATAGCAGTGAATTTAAACATGTAGAATTTACGGCAAACAAAGTATTGCCAGAACAGGAAAGATGGATAGTCTTTCCTTATGAGGAATGGTGGAAATAGGAGTTTTAAATGGCAAAAAGTGATGAAATAAGAGCAAGAATACAAGAAGCAGGTGCAAAGTTTTGGGCAGGAGATAATATTAGTGAATTTATCGAGCCAGGAGACAAAGAAGCACTTATTGAAGAACTATCAGTAAAGTTTGAAGATGTTCTTAAAGGTTTAGTTATAGATACTGAAAATGATCCTAACAGTATGGATACAGGAAGGCGTCTTGCAAAAATGTACATTAATGAACTTATGTCTGGCAGATATGAGCCTATGCCAAAGGCTACTGCATTTCCTAATGATACAGAAGAAGCATATAAAGGTATGCTTGTAGTAAGAAGCGAACTTACTAGTATGTGTTCGCATCATCATCAAACTGTTAGAGGAACAGCATATATTGGTATTATTGCAGGGGCAAAACTTATTGGTTTGTCTAAATATACTAGAATAGCACAATGGTGTGCTAGTAGAGGTACTTTACAGGAAGAACTTGCTACTGATATTGCCAGAGAGATTATGAAAGCAACAGGCAGTAATGATGTAGGCGTTTATGTACAGGCAACACATGGTTGCGTTGAGAACAGAGGTGTTATGGCACATAGCAGTTTAACACAGACTACTGTATTAGAAGGTAGATTTATGGAAGACGCCTCAACTAAGAAAGAATTTTTTGATAATATAAAATTACAACAAGAATTTTCATGTAACAAATAATGAGTAATATTAGTAATTTAAATGGTACACTTGTTATAGGAGCATTAAAAGTTCCTGTAAGAAATGTTACAGACGCTCTATTAGACAGATCTCCACTTGCGGTGATACAAAAAAGATTTCCTGTCTCTGAAGAAGAAATATTTGAGTGTTTAGATGCAGTTGCAGATCATGATACAATAGATATTCATGACAGATTAGTTGTAGTAAATCAATCAGTAGAACATGATGAAATTACACTAGCAACAACAAGTATTGCAGACACAATTTTTTTAAAAGTACTGCAAATGGGGAGAAATACAAACATAAATATTACAGATATAAATGAATTATATGAAATAGGCTTTAGAACACTTGCTATTGAGTCATACGAAGACCAAGTAAATGGGAACAATCAACTAGAGGAAATTAGTGATATACATAGTATTGTAAATAGTGCGATTAGTAATGCTGTTCCAGATTTAGAACCTAGTACAATACTAAAATTTTTAAAATTATAATGACTAACGTAAAATATAGCGAAACATTTTTTTCAGCACAAGGGGAAGGCAAATATGTCGGTATTCCTAGTTTGTGGATGAGATTTTTCCTATGTAATTTACAATGTAACGGTTTTGGACAGAAAGATCCAACTGATCCTAGCACATATGATTTACCATATGAAAAGATAGATATTACACATATTGATAATGTGTTCGATTTGCCTGTATTTGATAAAGGCTGTGATAGTTCTTATACATGGGCAAAAAAATACAGTCATTTAATTACTGATAAAACTGTTGAAGAAGCATGTGATGAACTTACTGCACTTTTGCCTACAGGTAAATTTTTGCATCCAGATACAGGACAAGAAACACATATGGTATTTACAGGCGGAGAGCCTATGCTTAAACCTACACAACCTGCAATGATGGGAGTATTAGAAGAGTTTAAAAGAAGAGATAATATGCCTAACAATGTAACAATAGAAACAAATGGTACAAGGCCTATTACACAGGAACTAGCAGACTATATTGCATGGTTTACATATGATGGTACAAGAGAATGGTATTGGAGTTTATCTCCTAAATTATGGGCAACTGCTGGAGAGCAATCTAAAAAAGCAATTAAGCCTGATGTTATAGGTAGATATGCTGAAGTTAGTCCACATGGCCAACTAAAATTTGTTGTTAATGGCACAGATGAAAGTTGGAGGGAAGTGGAAGAAAATACTAAAATGTTTCGCGAAGCCGGTTGCAACTTTCCTGTTTGGATTATGGGAGTTGGTGGAACGTTTGAAGGTCTTATACAAACTGAGGCCACTATTGCTGATGAAGCCATTAGGCGTGGATACTATTATACAAGTAGAGTCCATGTACATATATATGGTAATGCAATCGGAAAATAAGGAGAATATATGAAAAATAAATTTAGTTTAAGAGAAAAAATATTTTTTTCTCCATGGGCGATGTTAAGTGTCTTTATTTTAGGCATAGCATTATTAAATGTTGTAGCATTCGCAGAGGAAGATAAAATTGTAGGACATACACACGACGGTTTACCTGTATATGAATCAGATATACCAAAAGATGATGTAGATAAACTTACAGTAGATAGGGAACTAACTATTACACTTAAAAAAATTGCTATTAAAGAGAAATATCTAAATGGTAATTCAATTGAAATATCAACAGGAGGTAACAATTATACAATAGTATTAGATTGTTTAATTACTGAAAATGATACCTTTGAATGGGTAGGTGTAGATGGAAGATTAAAAATAGGCCATCAAGTGGGAGTAAGAAGAACTCCATTAAAAAATTGGTCTAATCCTGATTTTACAAATAGTAAAATTAAAAAAGAACTTTTAGAACAAGCAGAAGACTTTGACAAATTTGAAAGACAATGTACAATACAATGGATACAAAAAATAAAAGTTATTGAAGTTCTCACAACACCAACAGTAACAGAGGATGTAAGAGGTTAGTATGGCAAAGAAAACAAAATTACCATTCAGTATGATGCCTGCCAGTTGGGGTCTTAAAGGTAAGACTAGAGCAATAGCAGAAGCAGAATACTATTATGAAGGAGATGAACTAGAGGAAGTTCTTGCAGAATTAAATGCTGAATCTGATGGAGATAAGGCACTTGCAAAACTAGAAGTTCAACTTAAAAATGGAAAAATTGGACAATACGAGTTCGATAAAAAAGTTGCTGAAATTAAAGAGGAACCTTATGTAAATGTTCTTAAATTAGATGTAAATCCAGAAAATGCTAAAGCAGGATTCATGGAACTAGATTGGAACGAACATTTTGTAAAGTTTTTGCATAGCAATGGTTACACAGGGGAAAGTGACGAAGCAGTTGTAAACAAATGGTTTAATGATGTTTGCAGAACTGTTTTAGTACAAGAAATGGCAGACCAGGATTACGGTTTACAAGAAGAACAAATACAAATGGAAGGACAAGATGTCGTCATCAAACAATCTGGAAACAACAGCGAAGATTAAACTTGCAGAATTATCTGCAAAGTTAGACTTTGTTATTAAAGAAGTTATGGAAGATATGACTTCACAAGAGATTGGATATGTATTAGAAAACTATTCAAAGTATTTAACATACGATTTAAAAAGAAACTTTGAAGAAAAACGTGAAAAAGACTTGAAAGAATCGCCTTTTGATGCTATAATAAATGAAGACTTAGGCATTAATACGAAGGAATTATAATAGATTATGAGTAAAACTTATATATTAGTAGATAGCCTTAATATGTTTATGAGAGCAAAACATGTAGGCGGTGGTAAAGATATAGATATGCGAGTAGGTATGGCTATGCATATTATGTTTAATAGTATTAAGAAAGTATGGCGTGACTTTGATGGCGATCATGTTGTTATGTGTTTAGAAGGTAGAAGTTGGCGTAAAGACTTTTATACTCCTTACAAAGCAAACAGAAAAGTTACAATGGATCAAAGAACACCTAAACAAATGGAAGACGATGAACTATTTTTTGAAGCATATGATGACATGATACAGTTTTTTAATAAAAAAACTAACTGTAGTGTAATACAACAATCTAATGCAGAAGCAGATGATTTGATTGCTACTTGGATACAACAACATCCTGAAGACAAACATGTAATAATAAGTACAGATAGTGACTTTTATCAGTTACTTGCAGACAATGTAATACAATACAACGGTACTACTGATCAAATAGTTAGTTTAGAAGGTTTTAAAAATGCTAAAACTGGAGAAATTGTTATAGATAAAAAGACAAATGAACCTAAAAAAGCAATAGATCCTGAATTTGTATTATTTGAAAAATGCGTCAGAGGAGACAGTTCAGACAATGTTTTTAGTGCATATCCTGGTGCTAGATTAAAAGGTACAAAAAACAAAACAGGTATCACAGAAGCATTTAATGACAGAAATACAGGCGGATATAATTTTAATAACTTTATGTTACAAAGATGGGTAGATCATGAAGAAGTTGAACATAGAGTTAGAGATGATTTTGAAAGAAATAAAATACTAATAGACTTGACAGCACAGCCTGACGAAATTAAAGCAGAAGCAAAACAAATTGTTGCAGATGCTGTAAACAAGGAACCTGCTACACAAGTTGGAATACATTTTATGAAGTTCTGTGCTAAATGGAACCTTAATAGAATGAGCGAAGATGCAACTGCCTATGCTGAGTTTTTAAATGGACAAGTTAGATAGAGCAGTGAAAAGATTAACAGACGATTGGCCGTCTAATCCATTTTGGATTTATACTAGTCCAGATGGTGGCAATCGTGTTTATAGAGCGATGAGAACAGATGTTTGTCCTGAACATTTTAAAGATATTCATGGACAACCAATTAAGCAATTATACTCTATAGACGGAACAGTAGTTGCTGTAGATCAGGACTACGGAACACAGGAGAAAACACAATGACAAAAATAAAAAATAAAGCACAATTACAACAGATATCAGATGTGGCTTGGCTTGTAAGGCAAGGACCAAGAAAGTTAGGTATATTAAATAAAGATATACAAGAACATTATTTTTATATTACAGGAAAAGAATTTGTTGCATTAAATGACGAACAGGAAGTTACAGATTATTTTGGTAATGTAAATTTATTTAATGAACAAATAGAAATGCCTGAAAACTTTATAGAAGAGTTTTATATTAAAGGGCACAAAGTTGATTATCCTAATCCACATCCTATAGATTTTGGACACCCTGATTATAATCCTGATGTGCCTTTGTTTAGTAAAACTTCTGATAGTGATATATACTATGCGGCAGGTTGGTACTGTATTAAGTTTGATAAAGGCTGGAAACATGCTAACGGTCCTAAGTATTCTACTATTGTAAATTATGGATTTGAAGGTCCATATAAAACAGAAATAGAATGTAGGCAGGCCTTAAAACTTCTTAATAAACAATTAAGAAAGCAAGGTGAGTGAATATAAAGAGTTAGAACTTCCAGAAGGTTACGGTTATAATTGTATTTTTAAACATCAAATTAATACTAGGCAATACGGACTTTCTGCAAGCCTAATACCTAAAATACATAAACTCTCAGAAGGTAAATGGGGATGGCATTTTAGGCCACACTCAGATATGGATTACAATAGCGATCAGTGGTATGAAAAACAAACATGTTTTTTAAGTTTTGAAAAGCAAACTGATCTAATTAATGTAAAACTATTAATAGAATATAATAAATAAAAGTATGAAAGTAGAAATATGGAGCAAACCTGAATGTCCTTACTGTGATATGGCTAAGGCAGTATGTGAACAAAAAGGATATGACTATACCTATAAAATGTTATTCCAGGACTTTACTAGAGAAGAGTTGATGGAAAAATTTCCTACAGCCAGAACATTCCCTCAAATCGTTGTTGAAGGGCAGTCAATAGGTGGTTTTACAGAGTTTAAAGCACTTGTAGATAAGCAAGAATCCTAATATTAACAACAGTTTTAATTGCAAAATAAGATAAATAAGTGTATAGGAGACTATACACATGAGCAGACCTAAACCAACAATATTGCTAGAAGCAATTAATAAACAAACTTACAAAGCAGAACAGGTGCTAGAGGCAAATGCGATTTATAGTGTGTTCTATAAAGATAAACCTATAAATTTAAGAACATTACACACCTTAGTTAGTTATCCTGGTCCAAAATACAAAAAAGTTTCTTTTAGTAATCCTGGACATGCCTTTAACCTAGCAGAAAGATTAAACAATATTTTTTCTTGTGATGACTTTAAAGTTTGTCAAATGGTCAAAGGACCTGAAGTCTCTGAAGATGATATCAAAAAGTGAACAACCATTACAATATAAAGTAATAGATACAATTTATAATATTATAAAAGAAGGATTACTTAAAAATTCGTCAAGAATACCAGGCATACCAAAAAACAGCAAACATTACCAAGTTTTTAAATCAATACCTAAAGATAAATTAGGATACAAAATATTCCAAAATTTTAGAGTTAAAAGAGGAAAACCAGAGGGTTTAAGATTAACACATTTAGGAAACGAATTACTTAAACGTAACTTTGAATACTTTGAATTTAATCATTCTATACAACCTACACCCAGAATGTACCTTGTTTTAGATAATCAAATGCATTGGCCTTACTATTTTACAAAGAAAAAAATGGTGCTATATAATCGAGAAGATGCAAGTTGGTATAAACTAAATGGTAATGATATCGAATCTTTTATAGATATAATTCAATAAAAATTAAAAAAAATGTAAAAAAGGTGTTGACAATACCTATTTTTGTGCTATAGTATATACATAATTTAAGGTAAGGAGTAAATTATGGAAACTTTAAAAACTAGAGCAACTGAAGTAAAGCCTATCATCAAGAGGGCACTTCAAGTAAACAGACCTATTTTTATCTGGGGAGCACCAGGAATAGGTAAATCAGAACTTGTTGAACAAATTGTTAATAGTGGCGAAATAGGAAATGCTACTATGATTGACATGCGTTTAGCACTTCTTGAACCAACTGACCTAAGAGGTTATCCTTTTAGGAATCCAGAAAACAACTTAATGGAATGGAGTCCGCCAAGCGACTTGCCTAGCGATGAATTTGCTAGTCAGTTTGATACTGTGGTACTTTTTCTAGATGAGTTAAATTCAGCACCTCCTAGTGTACAGGCGGCGGCTTACCAATTAGTTCTTAATAGAAAAGTAGGACAATATGTTTTACCTGACAATGTAAGAATTGTTGCGGCAGGTAACCGTGAAACTGACAGAGGTGTAACTTTCCGTATGCCGGCACCGTTGGCAAATAGATTCCGTCACATTAATATGGATGTTAATTTTGATGATTGGCAACAATGGGCGGTTAATAACAATGTACATCCTGATGTTGTAGGTTACTTAACTTACAGTAAGGGAGATTTATTTGACTTTGATGCAAAGTCTAGTTCTCAAGCATTTGCAACTCCAAGAAGTTGGACTTTTGTAAGTGAAATGCTTGGTGCAGATGGATTTGATAATGCAAGTAACTTCGAGCAAAAAGCCGAGATTGCAGGTGCTATAGGAGAGGGAATGGCAATTAAATTTGTAGAGCATAGAAAAGTTGCTCAACATTTGCCTAATCCTGATCAAGTCTTAGACGGCAAAGTTAGTAAACTGGATAATAAAGTTAGTTCTGAAATTAGTGCAAAATACTCATTAGTAGTAGGACTTGCATATGAACTTAATGAAAGATATGAGTCTAATGATGGTGTCTTCTCAGATGAGTTGAAAAAAGGACTTAACAACATTGTAAAGTTTAGTTTTGATAACTTTGAGCCTGAAATGGTTGTGTTCTTGTTTAGAACAATTATGAAAGACTATCAAATAAAGTTTAATGTAAGAACTGATTTAACTGAAGAGTTAAGGGAGACCTTCAGTAAAAGGTACATTAAATATATCGTGTAAACGGTTTAAAATCCTTGTGCGCCTACCTATGTTACTCCCTACCTAAGGCACACGGATTTTAGAAGGCCCCTCAACGGGGCCTTTTTTTTGGCTAATTAACCTTGTGGTTGATTAGGGTCTTCTGCAGGTGCTTCTGCACTTGCGTCAAAACCTGGTTCTTGAACTGCTGGTGCTTCAACATGCTCTTCTGCTGGTGCAGGTTCTACATGTTCTACATGCTCTTCTACAGGTGCAGGTTCAACATGCTCTTCTGCTGGTGCAGGTTCTACATGTTCTTCTACCGGCATATCTGCAGGTGCTTCGCTTTCAATTACATGTTCTTCAACATGTACACAGGCTTCCTCTTCAACGTGAACTTCCTCATGATGATCATAAGCATGATCAACACTATCTGCAGGATAGCAATTAGGATCTTCTTCTGCCATTTGGCATGGAACGTATGCCCATGTCATTGCTTCTTGTTCAGCCTTTGCATTTTGATGTTCCATAAGTTCGTTGTATAAATCTCTAGCACTTTTTCTTTTGTCTAGTTCTATACCTAATGCACGACCCTCAAGTTCCATCATATGCTTTACTTCTTTCTCCATTGCAGATGCTTGATGATGTAAATCCTCAACCATCTGAATCATTGATTCTGAATAATACATAAATTTCTCCTGTTGTTTATGTGTATATACATAAAAATTTGCAAATTTCTGTGTGGGGTAGTTTGTGATGTAACTGTATTTATGTAAATTTGCTTGACTTTTGCATATAATTTGCTATAATATATTAATAATTTAAGGTAAGGAGTAAATTATGATTGAGATATTACAAGAGGTTACTGATTGGGGGAAATATAAGGTAAACAATGGCATTTACCATATTAACTCAGCAGGTAAACTTATAGCATATCAACCAAATAAAGACTCAGAAATACAAGTCTTAAATGTACCTAGTACACAATTTTCTAAAGCAAGACGTAAGTTTAAAAAGATTGGAGAAAGACCAGAAGAACTAGAAAGCCATATTATACAGGTTACAGGTTCTAAAGGAAATATTTACTATATTGACACAGAAAAGGGGACATGCACTTGTCCTGGATTTACTTTTAGGGGGACTTGTAAACATGTTAAAGAATATTGTTAGTATTTTTTTAATACTTTTAATTACTGCCTGTGCTAGTAGTGGAGGCGGCACTTCTACTGAACCACCTACACCTCCAACAAGCGGAGGAACAACGACAAGCACTGACAAACGTATTCCTTTTGAGGATTGGGAGTTAGTAAGAAGTATAGACATAGATGGTTATAGTAATGAGGTAAAAATTGTGCATACAATGACACCTTTTACTACAACAGGATTACCTGCTCCAACAGATAAATTTAAAATTGCAGACTATGGATTTTTACAATCAACAATTTATGGACAACATAATGGTTGTGACGATTGCGGAGAAGAAAGTAATACTGCTACTGCATTTGTATCTGATGGAATGGTTAGACAAGCAGATCTTAATGGAGATGGGCATTGGGACTTTTATTTGTGGATATGGTATGGAGGAGATAAAGAATATGTTCCTGAAACTACCCTAATGGCATGGATAAATGACGGTACTGGACATTTTGAATTAAGACAGGATTTATTTGAGGGCGGTGCCCCTTGTTTAAATGGTGGAGGACATCATTTACAGTTTACTAGTAGAGAATTGCAAGGAGATCCTTTTAGAGATTGTGGTTGGAGTGCAACTTTTAGAAATCCTGTAGTAGCAGATTTTAATGGTGATGGAATAGATGACTTTTTTGCAGTAAGCAAATTGATACTTAGTAATAATGGTAAATTAGTTGATGTAAGTCATACAAACTTGCCACACGATTTCTTTTTTAACACAGACATAGGGCCTATTTTTACACATGAAATTACAATAGGAGATAGTGAAGGAGACGGAGATACTGATATATTTTTACCTGTAAATACTTATACATGGGATCACAAACAAGTGCCATTTACAATGTTAATTAATGACGGTACAGGTAACTTTTCAGTAAATCAAAATTTTCCACTTATTCCAGAACCACATACTGTTGGACTTGACCACAGCAATAGACTATGGGCGACTACGGCCGCAGTTGGAGATTTTGACAATGATGGATTTGGAGATGTTTCAGTAGGTTGGTTTAATCCTAAATTGGCTAGAGAATATGGTTTTGGAGAAACTTATGAAAATAGTGCAGGTGCAGTATTTTTCAATGACGGCACTAATGATTGGAGAAATAGACCTTGGTTAGAATTACCTAATAATTTTTATGGAGAAAATGGTAATGCTAATAGTATGGCGGTAATAGATTTTAATGGTGATGGATTTTTAGATATTGTTGTAGCAAGTACAAAAAATAATCCATATTATCAAGGAAGAATGATACAATTTTTTCTTAATAATGGAGGAAACAGTTTTACAGATGTTACATCTCAATATGGAGATACCACATACGCAAATGGAGGATTAAATAATCCTAACTTATGGAACGGAGAAGGATATCTAACTATAGTTGATTTCGATAATGATGGAGATCTAGATATAGTTGATAGCAATAGTGAAACTTATGTTTTACTTAATGACGGGAACACCTTTACATTATACAACGATTTTCCTAGATTTGCAGATGGGCATCAATATCATCCAGTAGAAATAGATGGCGAGCATTGGTACGATTTTATAGGTTGGCGATATAATGACTCTAATAGTCATAGAACTGCAACATTTTTTCAAGTATTAGATCCTCCATTTGCAGAAATGCAACATGATATAGTTACTAAACCTTTAGGATATGCAGATAGTATTTTTAGAAGTACAATGATTTTAAATGATTTAAGAAATCAAACTAAAGGTAATAATTTATTTGGTAAGGTAGTTGATAATACTAACATGTTAGGCTATAGTTATTCTAATAAAAATGGGTATGGGTTGTATGTTGCAGATTATTCTGGTAATTATAATGGAAGTATAATTGGATTCGATTACGAAGGAGATGATAATGTCCATGCAGGACTTAGTTTGAGTAGTAACGAATTTGTAGGATATAATAAAACAAAATGGTATGGAACAGGTAAAGCAAATTTAAAAACAGAGAGTATTAATATGTTTATGGAATATACACATATTTTTACACCTACATTGTTTGGAAAAATTGGTTTTACAATACACCAAAGCAAAGTAAAAGAATTTACAGAAACAGATAGTGCATTTAATGTTAGTATAGATGAATTTGATATGACTGTTGGTAGTTTATTTGCTGACATAGGCAAAGTTTTTAAAACAGATTTAGGAGATACTTATATTTCTTTAGGCGCAGAATATTATGAAACTAGAGAAGTTGATATTGTATTTTCTGATTATTTAAATTACACACATAAAGAAGATTTAACTGTAGGTAAATTTGGATTTACACATACATATGGAATTTTTTATTTTACTGCTGAATTAGATACTGAAAATAGAGAAATTTATCAGTTAGGTTTTAGATTTAATTTAAAATAAATACTTTTCCCATTCTGCTTTAGAGCCTTTTCTAGCAATATATTTAAATGCAATATTAACTGCTTCTTCCTCTAAACCTTTTAACCAAAAAAACGGAAGTTTTTCTGCTTTAAACATTTCTATAATTGCATTATCTATATTAATGCTACCCTGTTCGTCTTGTGCTCTTCCCTTTTGATTAAATATTTTTTTAGGCCTGTCTAACATAAAATTAATATTATCATATTTGTCATAGCATTCTCTTGCCAATTTATCTATAAGATCGCTATACAAAGGGCCATTGTACAATTCTCTGTATATACCACTTAACATAACAGGCGAGTCTGTTATAACATAATCTACTTTACCCACTAGCCTTAGTATCTTTCTGTGCTGGTGTGCTAACATATACAGTTGGTCTTTTAGCATAGGAACATTATCCTCCCACACACATTCTTTTGCAAACTCATTATTTAATTCTACACTAAATCCTGCCATATTCATTTTGTAATATAGTCCTGCGGCTTTAGTGCTTTTTCCTGATCCTGGACCGCCATAAAAATTAATTACTTTAGTTTTCATTATTTGTAGCCTATTTGCATATATCTTGTGTAAGCAGGAGTTTCTAAAGCACCAACAAATAGTGTTTCTTTTAAAGGATATTTTTCCTGCATTTCATTGAGAGTATAACATGGATTTATATGGCCGTCAAATTCTTCTGAATTATTTGTTTGCATTATAATTAGTTGATCACTATCAACAGTATCGTACCATAATGTACTCATGTGTTCACAACTTGTATTAATAATCCAATTTGGCTTACAATTTATAAGTTCACCACCTGTTTCAAACTGCATATTATCACACTCTATTAAGTCAACGTCATGTACAACTCCTTTGTATTTCCATTTATCTTGCACAAATTTTTGATTTAACTTTTCTGACTTTTCTATTGCTGTGGCATCTAAATCTATACCGTAAATTCTTCCTATATCAAAAGTTTTGTGCAAAGGCTCTACCATTGCGCCTATCCAACTACCTAAAATTACTACTACGTCACTATTAGGTTGATGCCTCCAATTAATCTTATGTAACTTTTCTAACAACCAACTTTTACTGGCTAATTGTCCTTTACTAAATGCATGATTTGGATAGTAACTGTTATGCTGAACAATGTGTTCAAAGTAACTAGGTGTAGGTTGCCAGAATCCATTATCTATATACTCTGTAACTTCTTTCCAACTGTTAAGTTTTATTATATTGTCCATTTAACCACTCGTAATCATTAATTTTATTTAATTCAGAAATATTATTTTTATTTGCTAATGCAAATCTGTTCCCCTCTAATGCTCCTCTTACTGCTGACCTAGTAAAATTTCCTTCCCCTTTTGTGTTTAGCCAGGTTTGTAATCGCTGTTTACTTTCCTCATCTTCATTAAGTGTTAATTTTACACACTCTCTGAATGCACTTCTCCAAGTACTAAAAGGATCAGTATTAAATCTAGTTACACAACTTACTTGTGGCATAGATTTAAAGCGATTACTTAACCCTGTAGTGAAGTCTAATCCCCAAGTGTCCGCATTTCTTACCATTTCAGTAGGAAATAGTTTAACTCCACCGTAGCCATATTCTAGTTCATTTATAGGATTTTTACTTGCCCATACATGAACTACCTCCTCATCATATACATCTGGTATATAAT